AATATAATTGCTCCAGTGGTTTCCGCCATGAAAGTGTCGAAAAATACATCTATATTTCTCACACCGTTTCCTGTCAATTCAGAATATATATTGGTGTTCTTATATGAAGAAAAAACTGAAGATAATGATTCCGAACCGATACTTACAAATTGATTATTTTTTCTCGTCCAAATACTTCCCAACACTTCTTTCCTATCAATTGGGGAAACGCCTTTAATATTTTTATATAGACCATATTGATTGCCAAAAATGTCATCACACCAAACATCAATTCGTTTATCTGTATTTTTAAGTATTTGTGAATCTGCCCAAATATCTACATTAACTTCACCAGAAAAACTAACGGGGTGATTATTAAAATCCATCCATTGACTATCATTCACACCACCCCAAGGACTATGTTTACTAGAAGGTGTTACCAATCCTACATTTCCTCCGTTGTGTGTTTCGTTGTGTGATTGATAAGGAGTAAATTTTTGATATTTTTTAGATATCGCCCTATTAATATTTCCTGCTGCTTGTCCAGTTAAATATCCTTCCTTTAGCCATGAGTTATCGCGTTTTAATATTTCATAAGAGGTGTCTTGATCTTTTTCGGATAATCCTCTACCACCAATTCTAAAATTTGTAGGCTCTCCCAACAAAGATATTTTTTCCGATGATGTTTTATATGAATATGTATAATTTTTACCGTTGTAAACAGATGCACCTAAATTATTAGGTGTGAAATATCCCCCACTTTGATCTTCAGTATATAAATCTTCAAGTGTTGGTATTAACGCAATAGAAGGATAATTCCTATTTGAAAGATTAGACCAAGGAGATTGTGCAACAATTTTAGAACTCAAAGAGGACATCGTTTGTGGAAGACTCGAATTAAATATCAGATTCGAGGAATCCGAATTGAATTCTATTGCATTTGAGTTTGCATCATTCTCTTTATATGCTGATATAGACCAGTTAAAGGAATTTACCGCATTATAGTATATTTCTACTGGTTTATTATCGATAAAATTGTGCAACACTAAACTAGATGGTATATTAGTAGCCCTAGAATTGAAAATGATAGTTTGTATATTCGTTATTGCTGATAATGGAGATGCTACATTATCATCGAAAAATATTTCATTCCAAACCTTTCTATTCACGAAATTTTTCACTGTTATAGGCTGATTCCACAATATGTTCGAATTATTGTTGAAATATTCAGTCTTTCTACCAGATTTGAAACGCAAATCTGAAATTTCTGGCTGTGTAATTATATTGTAAAGGTCTACAAAATTTTTGCCGCCGCCCCAACTTTCAATACCCTTATAATTATTAGTTTCAGTTTTATCTGTATATCCAGTAGCCCAAATAGGTCTAGCACCATTAGATTTTCCATCGTAACCGTTCAAACCAGAATAATTCCATCCATATAATGGAGTCTGTAACACGAATCCGGCAGCAGGAGTTTTAAACGATGATAATGATGTTGTGAATATTTTTTCAGATATAGCAGATATAGCAGGTATATCAGAAAATTCATAAATCCCCCCATTTGATAATACGTCATCATATAAACTCAAATATGCGGAGTTTATATGTGCTGTCACTGTTACTGTATATGTCCCTGTGACGGTTGGGACAAAACTGATATTAGAGTTAGAGTCTAATAGAACATTATACCTTTTTATGGTTCTATCCCCCCCTCCACCAGTGAAATTAATAGTGTCAGTCACATCAGATGTAGTAGAAGATGTAAAATAAACATCCCCATTAGGAGAAGATAAACTCCAAGAAAATGCAGATATATGATTCACTCTAACACTAGGATATTGTGCAGAAAGAAGTTCCTCATTAACTTTAAAATTGGCAGGATATGATACTACCACTGTTGGTGATTGTTCAACGACAACTAGATCGTAACTAGTCCAAATACTACTCAGATTCTTACTCACATTCGATGGGAACCGTTGAACCGTTCCAGATAAATTGAAATTGAGTGTTGGAGTTTTTGAATATAAAATAAGCTCCTTTTCCCCAATCGTCATATCAGTAGGTGTTTTAGAGGATTTCCAATTACCCTCTGCGTCTTTTTTAGCTTTCATCCATTTCACACCAGATTTGTCTTTATATTCGTATCTGACAGTCAAATCTGGCAGAGAAACATCTTCAGTTGTTTGCAGTGGTTCAATGCTCCTATAATAAAAATAGTTTTGTCCTCGTTTCAACGTCAACGTTCCATCTACAGAACCATTAACCCACTTACCGTATCCCCAATTTGGCGAAGATAAAGAAGTTTTGAACCATGCAAACCCATCACTCTTATTATGGGGTTTATTATCCAATCCTTTCCAAGAATTTAAATCGAATTCTGATGGAGATACTGTGTCTTCTGCTATGAAATCAGCAAATGCACCATTGTCCAAATAATTCGCACCGTTATGTCCGAATGGGGTAAATTGTATCTGTCTACATTCACATTTCACATTGTTTCTATAATCGAAGCTGTTAACATATGAACAATTATTTTCATGTTTAATCGATTTGAATACTTGATCTATTAATGTATCTTCATCAGTCCAAACAAATCTAATAAGTTCTCCAGCTTTGAAATTTACTGACAGCCCTAACTGTTTTACTGATATTAGATTATTTTTATGGACATATGATCCTAATAACCAAGCTGCTTCTGTAGCTTGAGAAGGTTTATCTTTATAGTTTTTTATTTTGTATATTACATCAGATGAACTTAAATGATCGGATGCAGTAGCAAAAGGAACCCTTATGGAAGATAATTGCAACCTTTCACATATTCTAACATTATCAGGTAACAGATCAACAGAATTTAAACTTTTGTCTGTGATTTTAAAGTATGGCCAATATAAAACACTGTCATCATTTTCGGATATTGATAAATCTGTCTCATTTACTCTATACAACCAAGCTTCTTTTATTTCTCCGCTATATATAGAATCATCATAATTAGTAATTGTATCGAAAACCCTAACTTTATCTGCAAATTTATAAGAAGTATTAGCATAAGACTTCGACTCAGCTAATGTAGATTTATTGATTGGTAAATCTTCAACTGAACTTAGAACTATATTTGATGTCCAATAGACTGAATCTACCGCTGTTTTATATTCCAAATCAAGAACGTCATAATGTGAATCATACTTCAAAGATGGCCCTGTCCATGTCAATCCATCTCCACTCAAACCATAACCCATAAACGGATATTTGAAAGTAGTTTTATCACCACCTACAAAAAACCCTTCAATAATCCTCCCATCATCTATTTCATAATCTTCTTTTTTTAGCCATGCTCCTTCAACACCCCTACTAGTTTTAACATATATAGTATCTGCTCCACTTATCATGACATTAGAAGTAGCGGTATTTTCTATGTCTGTCGAGCTTAATGGAATTCCTTTATATATAGGTCTTCCAACAGCTATTGTTTCATATACACCTTTCGGGAAATAGAAAAAATTATTCCCTTGTTGTAGTGGTATTTCGTAAATATCAGCAGATGAAGTTTCTATACTGCTTTCCGAATTTAAACTGTTTACATTGGATATTAAATATTTCAAAGAGTTTCCATCCACTGTGGTATAATTCAAAATGTCTCTATTTTCTCCTAAATATTTCTCGGTAAAATCTTTGAACGAGTCTGATGATATATTAATAGTGCCAGATGAATATGCCCAATCTAAAGAAGATAATGATAAACCTCTACTAGCAAAAAAGTTTTCACTAGTTGTATCCGACATATCAACATAAGAAGATAGACTGACATCTACACTTCTGTCGAAATATTGATGATCGTCATAATATTCTTCCAGTTCTATTCTTATTGTATCCTTAACTGAACTTAATTCAGGCAAATTTTTCCAAACCGATGAAGGAACTGTAATGTAAGAATTATTCTTTTTAGTATAATTTGTCAATATCAACTCTCTCAATTCCTTGACTGCTCCTATATTAGAACCTTTGAGGTTGTATTTCAATTTACTGTCCTTCAAAAGTTTTCTATAATTTAAATAATATAAAGATATAGTCTTTAGCTTTTTAGCGAAAAATGGTATGGATAGTAGTAATTCCTTTTCATCGTTTAAATTTACTTTACTATACCAGTTTTCTCTTTCTGCTTCTGTTAAAAATATTTGCAAACCAGACAGCAAATTCAAATATTTTAACCTAATTACAGATAAAGCATCGAGTTTAGATACGTTTTTATCCTTATACCAACTTACTAAATATTGGTTATATTGGTTATATTCCTGTTCTGGTATTATACTTTTGTTACTAGCATACCAATCTCTGAATGACATTGGCGCATCAGAGTCCAAACCATTTGACGTTAATTGCTCTGGTTTTGTATATGACAATAATGGAATGGTTTGTTTATTAGTCTTTTGCACTGTTTATATTATTTATTAGACAAAACCGCTTTAACAACTATTGACTAAAAAGATTTTCAGTCAAGATGTGATTGAAGAATTTTTCTATCAACCCATCTTCTTTGTCCCAATCAGCCGACAGTGATTTATCGAGTGTGGTATATTCACTATTCCAATCTATTATGTTGTTTATATCTACGCCACTTAAAGTTTCACCCCAAAGTCTCTGGCGGCATATTGAAGCAAGGTTTAACATTCTACTAACATCCGAAGGAAATTCAACACCGTAATTGAAAGGTTCTTGCCCTATTTGAACTGCTAGAGATTTCAAGAAATTTATGTCACAAGTATCTATGTTTGTAGTATTTATGTTAAAATTCGCTATTTTCTCATACGACTCTCTTCCAATATCGTCAAAAAGTTTGAAATTTTCTGAACCATCACCTACAACTGCTGGTAAAAACTCGTCGAATAATTTGGGATTGTTATAAAGCAACTCAGGAAAAGCTACCGATTTCATATATTTAGCAGTGTTGAAACTGTCATTCACTTTTCTAATGTTATAATAAGAATCGAAGTCGTTTATTGTGAAGGGTTCTGAAACACCAACAACATCTACAGTGTCTAAAGTGTCTATTGCGTATTTTTGATACCATACATTACCTGTCCAATCGCCTGTTGCTGCTGCTGACTTGTAATATATAGAACATAGAGGAGTTGAAAATGTATCATCACCATCAACATAAAAAGATATGTTTGGTCGCTGTTTTATATTTATATGTGAAACATCCGTAAAATCAAAATCGGGAGATGCATTAAAAATGTATGCATTGTTAGTTAAAGAATCTATGATCCATACTCTATCGTAAACATCTATGGCCAATCCCCCTAACTCTTCATCGCAAGCACTGGTTTCTATGAAAGATGTCGTGGAAAGAGATATAATTCTTAAATTCGTAACATCACTTATCTCCGAGAAAGTCCATGCTGATAATGCTGACGTAACTCTATCAATATATCCGAAACTTCTAACCCCAAATGTAAACCAAACATTATTACTCCTATCTAATGCTATGTATGCAGGTTTAGGGAAATTCGAAACTGAACTTAATAATTGACCTGTAGAACCATCATATTTATTTATTTGCCCACTATAATTGTTATCTGTAAAACGTTCTGTTACCCATATATCATTGTTTTTATCCACAGAAACATTAATAGGGGATGAACTTACAGGTATTGAAATGTTCAAACTTAGTGTTCCTCCACTAGTATATTTAGAAAGAGTGCTAGAAAGTTGATTTGAATATGTAACCCAAACATTATTATCCCTATCAGTTTCTACAACTGTTGGTTTCATGTAATAATCGCCGTCTATTACACCCGAATTAGTTAACGGAATAGCAAATTGTAAGTTGAAATCTTTATCAAATTTTAAAACTGAGAGTCCATTTACCAAAGAAACCCAAATATTAAAATCACCATCTAATGAAACATATGATGGTGTAAGACCAGAAACTTCTGGATTGCTAGTTCCAAACAAATACGATAAATCTAATGTGCTCAATACAACACCTTCACTAGAAATTCGATATATTTTATCCTGTTCTCCATCCAGCCCTATTAAGCTATAATCTCTTGGGTCTATAGCTACACCATACATTCCAGTAGAGCTAGATGTCGCATAATTAACAGTAGATGTATTGGTAGATAAAGGAACATAAAATTTATCAACTCTCCCTTCTATTAATGTTCCACTTTCTCGATAATCTACAGATAAACATTCCTCGTTAGCAGATTGAGGTGTATATAAAATCTTACCTATCATTCCAACATCAGGAACTGGAACATAAACAAACTGATTTGGGTTATAATGATAAGGAAACTGAAAAGATTCCTGCTCTGCTGTATTCGAGTTATATATTGTGGTGGATGCAACAATGGAAACAGTGGAAAATGCACTAGTGGAAGTTATACTAGTGAACAAATATCCTCCGTTTCTAAATCCTTTAGAATCATTATGAGACAAATACAGTGAACCATCATCGCTATCTATTCTGGTGACACCAGAAGAACTCGAAAGACTTAAAACTACTTCTGATCTCTTACCTAATTCATTGTCTGATGGGTATCCGAATATTATACTACTCGTGTCACTAGTGTCCCCATATAAAAAATAATCCCTACCATAAGAATGCAAAGTTATCATGGTCGGTATCTTAATATTGTTCCATTTTTCTTTATATATTTCATCTATATAATTTCCTGTGACTTTGAGGAATAAAGGAAAATCGTCAATGACTCTCCAAGTTGTCGATGATTTTACTATTTTATTGTTAGACAAGCTCGAATATGAATATACTTCATAATCTAACGGGTTGATGAAATCTGAATCTAACGGGTTGATGAAATCTGAAGTTTTAAGTGTGGCTGATATTAATATAGGACAGTCTTCCGTTATATCTTTAGTTCCTGTATCGTCAATATAATAAAATTCTCCTTCTGCTGAAACACCAACCTGACGAGAATTTAAATATATTGGTGTAGCACTAAGAGAAAGAACTTCTATTATATCACTACCATCATAATTTTTACAGAATCTCCAAGTAGGATTTAAAAAACTCCATTTATCATCTATTTGATTATATGGAATAGATTTAGAGTTAGCAGCATATAACTGTAAATCTAAAGTATCGACTATTCGAGAACATTGCACCTGTATTTTAAAAGATTCGTCTGTTGCTCTACCAATTAGATTATATCTATTAGGAATCCTAGTAAATGCAACATAATCTTTGATATAAGAATTTGCTGTTATTTGAACCGATGTAGTAGAATACTGATTATTAGTATCATACACATTTAAAGAAATTGTATATATTCCGGGATAATTATATTTCTTCCTGATTATCTTTTCATTATATACATATGTTCCATCTCCCAAATTCCAAACTATTTGTCCGATATTGTCTCCACTAGACGTATCAACAAAAACATATTCAGTTTCGTATATGTTTCCGTTTTGGGTAGAGGCTGTAAAAAGTGCTGTTGCCATAGTTTATATTAATATCCAGAAAAATTCTTTACGCTTTTTACATTATATATACTGATTTTACTTAATAACGTATCTATGTCATGTAAATATGGATATTCAAACGACTTCAAGCTAATATTGTTGGCAGTCTGCATTTTATCGGCCACAGGATAATCTGGATTCCATACAAACAGTGATAGACCCTCAAACAATGTATCGTCATCAACTCTTCCAGTATAAAACGTTTCCACTCCATCAACTTCAAATATTTGTTGGGATAATAACTTAACATCTACGATTTGCCCCAACGATAGATTGGATTTAGAAAAATACGTTTTTAAAATGTTCACTACATCATTTATTATCGATTTATCATCTCTCCTAGAGGAGGTTTTCCTTTTTATGAACAGTTTGGCATTGGATTCATCAGAAACATTAAAATCTTTTCCCACACTATAAATACCCAACGCAATAGCTTTATAAATTGGGTCTATATAAGATACTTCGGTAGTTAAACATTTCAAATCTTGAACTGTAGTGCTTATAAGTTCCTTCTGAGCAGGTAACAAATATGATAATGTTTTATTATCAGTCGTTTTAGGGACTATTATAAAATATACATTATTGAAATTACACGAATCCGCAAATTGTATTTGGTTGAATAACGCTCTTCCGTGTAAAGCTGGATCAGTTAGACCAACATTGTAATAATATTGCAAATATTCTGTAGTATACACCCAATTATTAACAACTTTAACATCTGCTATTAAATTAGAAAAATTAGTTCTAATGAAAGAGGTATAATCCTCTTCGTTCACCAATCTATACTGACTTCTAAAGGATGAAGGTGCTGATTTTCTTATCTGGTCAGGCGTTTCTTCAGATTGAGTCGGTGTCGATGCCGTAATATTAGATATTTTAATTTTTGATATATCATTACCATTTAATATATTGAAATATCTACCATCTAAAACATCTGCCATTATATCTGAATAATTGGTTAAACCTGATGGGGCTGAAAGTGCCGTTTTCTTAAATGCGTTTTGTCCTATGACACCAGATTCACCACTACTCTCCAAGTAATATATTGCTACTTGATCGCCTTCTTGCAATTTTCTGCCGTTAATATCATCACCGAAAGTTATTTCGTATTGTTTATCACTGTTGAGTCTTATTTCGTATTTCTCCTCTGAACTATTTTCCAAATATAAACTCACTGTTTTGCTATATTGCTTCCATTTTCCTGTGTTTATTGGTTTAACATAGACATCAATGTTGAAATGATCTATTATCGTGTTAGTGGAAACGTTCAATAACACAAATTCACCATTTTCTCCTGTTGCTGTATATGGATTATACTCCCTATAGTTCCCCTGATACATTAATTTTTGAGTGTTCACATCATCTAACACTTCGCTGGTAGCAGATAACGATTTAATGAATGTAATTTCTTCATTGAATGAAAAACTTATGCCATTAACACTGACTGAAGAGTATCTTGGTATAGTGTATATATCTTTGGCTAGATTATCCACAGTAGCAGAAATAGATAAGGTGGATGTTTGATAACCTAAAGGATTGTAGTCCAATATTTTAACTATCCTGTTGATGTTCTCATATATTTGTGCCTCAGTAAACATAGATTCTGATGCTGTTCTGTTGAGATAATAAATTAAAGTGTTATAGGAATATGCTACTATATCAATAATGGATGCTAAATTACTACCTACGAAATTCTGATCGGTGAATACGTTTTGTTTGTTCAATCTATCCAAAATAAGCTGCCTTAAAGACATTGCATCAAATGCTACATATCCTTCTTTCGGTATATCAAAATTGTTGAAATTATTTGTCGCCATATTAATTGTTATTGTTTATATTTTCGTGAACCACTGTGAAAGAGTCGGATTTCATGTTAAAAACGAAAGGTGTTCTGAAAGATTTAAGGTTTAAAACTGGAATATCAATTATAATCTCTATAGTATATTGATTATCGTCTGGTTCTGCTATAACATTAACCCTTTTAACCACTACTCTAGTCTCCCATTTCTCTATTCCCTCCAAAATAGTCCTTCCTATCAAAGCAGCCGTTCTTTCCACAATAGGTTGAAATATATATGCCCTCAAATTCAGTCCATATTCTGGAAATAATACTCTTTGTCCCTTACTAGTAGTGAAAAGATTTTGAAGAGAGTTCACAATAGCTGCCAAATCTTCACTTATTTGAATGTCTGCGCCTAAAACAGGGGTTGGGTATACTAAAACATTAGAGTTGTTTATTCTCTTCAGTCCAATATCCAACGTTAAATCTCTGTATATTGAGTCATTCAGAGATTTATCTGCTGCAATTTTTTCCAAACTTTTGATTCTAATAGCCATTTATCACTATTATTTATACTGGAAATGGTTAAATAATAACATAAACTATGGAAACTAAATTTGATACGTTATATGAAAACACTCTTGGAAGATATCAACAAGGTGGTTTTATTGCTGGTGATAGAATAAGATTTAAAAAAGATACATTAAAACACGACTTTTTCAAAGATAAAGGCCAAAACTTCATAGATTTGATAAAAAGTTGTATGCAGGACGGATTCGATAAAATAATGAGGATAAGCGTATTGAAAAGCATATACCCTACAACAACCCAAAATTATAGAGGTGGAACCGAATCACCAGATAAAATATATGTGGATGTGGTAATCGAAACAAATCCCGGATTATATGTAAGTCCTATGACAGTTCCAATTGAAGTGTTAGATTTACAAGACGATGACGGAGGAAGAGGGCCAGTTCCAGATAGCGTTAAAAGAATAAGTGTATCCACAATGCCAGAGAAAAACAAAGCTAAAAAAACTTCAGGTGAAGACGATTCCAATATAAACCTAACCGTTATAAACACTGTTATAAAAGGCGGGAAAAAGTGGGACGATAAAAAAGCTGGTGGTGGAAATTTCACCAAAAAATAAAAAATAAATATTTGAGAAATCTAAGAAAGGTTGTATAATTATTACCACCAAAGACCGTAAAAAAGTCTGCGATTTTAAAAATTTTATGACAAAACAAACAACGTTCGAAGATGACTTCTCCAAAGAAGTTTGGGAAACAACATATAAAGATCACAATGACAATAATGTAGATGATACATTCAGGAGAGTAGCTAAAGCTGTTGCTTCAGTTGAAAAAAACTCTCAACTTAGAGAAGAATGGGAGGAGAAATTCTATGACATGTTATCAGAATTCAAAATAACCACTGGAGGACGAATATATTCCAATGCTGGAACAGAATTTACAGGGACTACACTCGCTAATTGCTTCGTTGGAACAAAACCGAAACAAGATCAAGATTCTCTGGATGGGATTTTAGAAGTTCTTAGAGCACAAGCTAAAACATTGAAAAGTGAAGGTGGTTGGGGAATGAATTTTTCCTTTATTCGTCCTCGTGGTGCATTCATTCATGGAATTGGAGTAGAAACGCCGGGAGCAGTCAAATACATGGAGTTATTCGACAAGTCTTCTGATATTATAACTGCTGGTTCAGGCTCAAAGTCTAAAAACAAGAAAGCTAAAGGGAAAATACGTAAAGGTGCAATGATGGGAGTCCTCTCAGTTTGGCATCCAGATATTGTAGAATTCATTGAAGCCAAATTAACAGATGGAAGATTAACTAAGTTTAACATTTCAGTAAATTGCACTAACGATTTCATGGATAAAGTGATTCAGGTGAAAAAACTGAAGATTGAATCCGACGAAAATCCAGAGAAAGTTAAAGAGTTTGAAGAATCTAATATGTGGGAATTGATTTTCCCTGAAACCACACACGAAAAATATAAAAAGGAATGGGATGGAAATATTGCAACATGGAAAAATAAAGGATATCCAGTAAACGTATATAGAACTATTGGAGTATTAGAATTGTGGGATAAAATAATAAAATCTACTTACACCAGAAACGATCCGGGAGTTTTATTCTGTGATATTGGGAACAAAACACATTGTTGGAACTACGGAAAAAATAGCGACATTCAGGCAACGAACCCTTGTTTTCATGGAGATACTATGGTCGCTGTAGCTGATGGTAGAAATGCTGTCACCATTAAACAACTAGCAGAAGAGGGCAAAGACGTTCCAGTTTACACAGTAAGTCCAATTACTGGAATGGTAGAGATAAAATGGGGGAGAAATCCTCGTGTGACAGGATATGATAAAGAATTGCTGGAGATTAAATTCTCTGACGGAACAGATGTAAAAGTTACACCAGATCACAGATTCTTATTGATGAATGGAGATACTAAAGAAGCAAAAGATTTGATATGCGGTGATTCTATTCCAAGCTTCACGAAAAGGGCTGAACCTATAGTGAAAAATAAGAATAAATTATACTATAGGGTTCATTGTGATACTAATAACCATAATAAGAATAAAGTATTTGAGCACCGTTTAATAAGTAAATTCCACCAGCCCGAAAAATGGGATTCAATATATAATGAAGGAAAAAAAGACGGTTGGATTAAAGGAGGTTTAGTAATTCATCACAAAGATTACAATGGATTAAATAACTCAATCGAAAATCTCGAAATTATGAGATTTAAAGATCATAACAAATTTCACGCAGAACATGACTTTAAAGGCGAAAATAATCCAATGTTCGGGAAAAAACATTCTGAGGAAACTAAAAATAAAATAGGAGCAGAAACAAAAAAAAGAAATGAAAATTCAGAATATAGGAGCACTTGGATAAACAAGATAAATGAATCCTTCACGGATGAACGAAAATCGAAAATATCTACACATAGAACCATATTCGAATTGAATAGAAGAATGGATTTAGCCGCAAAAACAGGACTTAAAGCTTTTCTAATAGATGGAGAATTAATGGTGGAAAAAACATGCGAATTTACAAACACTAAATTCGTAGTTCCTTGGAATAGAAGAGAGGTGTGCTTAAATCCTTCAATTAATCCTATGGAGATAGAAGAATTGAAAGATAAATGCAAACAGAACTTGAAAAATGCCTTCACCGAAAAAGCTAAAATAAATCTACACAATCAAATAATGATATATAAAGATTTACAAGAAAAACTAGAAAGAACTCCATCGAAGAAAGAATGGGAAAATGAGTGCAAGTTGAAAAAAGTGAGTTTCAGATTTAATTCTTCTAGTGAGAATCCATATATATTAAAAGGATATAAAGATTTTCAAAACCATTCACTCAACTATAATCATAGAATAGTTGGAATTAATAAGGTGAAAGGATTACATACAGTATATAACATAACAACAGAAGATAATCACACTGTTGGAATCATAAATAACGTAGAATCAAACACATATAAAGGAATATTTACTTTCCAATGTGGGGAACAACTTCTACCTTTTGGAGGAATCTGTAATTTGGCATCTGTGAACTTAACACAATTTATAAACAAAGACAGGACAGATTTCGATCACAAAAAACTTCAAAAGTATCTACCAATATTAACGAGGTTTTCCGATAACGTTAACGATTATAGCAATGCTCCACTTGACGAATATATTGATTCTATGAGGAATAGAAGGCGTATAGGACTAGGAGTTTCTGGTTGGGGTTCTGCATTATATTTACTCAAAACTAGATTCGCAAGTGAAGAAGCAGAAACCATTAAAGCGAGAATGATGAAAACCTTTACACATACTGTAGTAAAATCTTCAATCGAACTAGCAAAAGAAAAAGGAATGTTCAAAGAATGTGATCCTGCTAAACATGCATCGGCAAGTTTTTGGAAACAGATCAATTTACCACAAGATTTAATTGACGATATTGAGAAATATGGTATTAGAAACTCTGCATTATTTTCAATTCAGCCTACTGGAAACACATCAATTTTGGCAAACATAATATCTGGTGGATTGGAACCACTGTTTTTAAGTGAATATATCAGAACCGTAATAGTTCCATCGTGTCCAGAAGACTTCAAAGAATTCGTTCCTAAATATTGGGAAGGAGAGTTTAAGGAAAATCAATATTTCAAACTCCACAAAGAAGGAAACGATGACATATTAAAATATAAACATACTGATGGGATACTATATAAAATAGATAAAAATAGAGGTCTTACTAAAGAAGTTTTATGTGAAGATTATGCGGTTAGACATCTCAAAAAAACGGATGAATGGAATCCTGATGCAGATTGGGCAGTAACCACAATGAGTTTATCAGTGGATGAACATGTAGCAGATATGTCTGGTTGGGGTAAATGGATTGATAGTAGTATGTCCAAAACTGTAAATGTTCCAAACGATTATCCGTTCGACAAATTCGAGAATTTATATCTAGATACATATAAGACAGGATATTTAAAAGGTATTACAACATACAGAGCAGGAACGATGACTAATGTTTTAGCTGCTAAAACGATAGAAAGTTCTGAAACTGGATGCAAAGTGTGTAAGAGAGAAAAAGACCTAATTGGAGATATATATCATACTAATGCCAAAGGTGTATCATATTTTGTAATAGTCGGTTTAGATAAAAACGGATTACCATATGAGATATTTGCAGGTAAAAACGGATTCTTCCCTAAAAGCATAGAAACTGGAACAATACACAAAGTCAAAAGAGGATTATATCAATTACTAGGAGAGAATGATAATGTTGTCATAGAATCTATAACTGAACATTTAGAAGAAGAGGAAGAGGCATTAACTCGCATGATAAGCATGAGTTTACGTCATGGTGTTGATATAAATTATGTGGTTCACCAACTAGAAAAGGTTAAGGGTGCTCTAAACAGTTTATCTAAATGTATGTCCAGATGTTTGAAAAAATATATTAAAAACGGAACTGCTGTTTCTGGAGAGGAATGTCCTTCTTGCGGAAAAGAAACATTAATTAGAGCAGAAGGATGCAAAAAATGCATGAACTGTTCTAATAGTATATGCGGGTAATATAATACGAAACAACAAAAAACCCACAAGTTAATTGTGGGTTTTTTGTTGTTTCAGTCTTTCTTTAAATTTTTAAACCTTTAATATTTGTTAATAGTTCTAGGATTCTTATAAGAGCTTGCAGCAGAAGAAGGATGAACAATATACGAAGTGTTATAACCCCATACCCAAACTGCTCCGTTAGAATCTCTAGCTATTACACCCCTAACATCTCCAGCAGAACCACTTCCGTCAGAACCATGACAATAAAAAGCTGCTTCTGTTACCTCATTCAATGGAGCTTTCTCATATCTACGAAATTGATTAGTATGTTTATAAGAATTTCCATATCGTAACATTGTAATAGGGGAAAAAACGTTAACACCAGCAAGAAACATATCTCCTGAATTAGATATTAAACCTATTGCTCCTTGTCCTGTATTATTACATCCGAAAATATCAGATATTGATGGCATTGATGCTGTTACAAGAGGTGTTTGTTGATATGTTGTCACCTGAGTTGGTGTTTTTATAGGTGTTGTAGCTACACCATTACCAACTGTGCCGTAAGAGTTATATCCCCATGCAAAAACTCTCCCGTCATTTTGTAGTGCTGCTACTCCTGTGTTTGATTGCCACCCTGCTGTTACTATTTTTTCAACTCCTGATAATGATCCTATTTGTTTGAATAGATGGGAATCTGTCACCGTGGTATCAGCTAGTTGTCCGGAAGAGTTGTCGCCAACACCGTATAAATATTTTTGAGCACCAACGGTAACGTATCTGGTGTATCCAGCTTGCATCCCTGAGTTCATTATTTTCTGAACATTTGTTATGGGAACTCCACCAGTTGATGAACATTGGACAAATGATGTTTTATCATCCAAAGAATTTATCGCCAATTGCCCGTTATTGTTTTTACCACATGCGTATAGTAGCCCATCAGTCGTTTTAACCATTATATTTCCACCAGAACCAGCGTCTCCACCACCTATAGATATTTGTTCGAATGTTTTGGAACCTATTGTTATTTTAACAGGCACATTTTTAGAATATGATGTTGCTGCTCCAGATGCCGTTGTTCCTATTTGACCATATCTATTATATCCCCAAGCATATGCTTCTCCAGTTCCAGAAACTATAACACCTATAGTAACATATCTATCATTTATTTCTGAAAC